TTCAACGAACTGTATCATTTCTTCCAAAGGCGGCATGGAATCCGTGTATGCAAACGGCGTATCCCGTGGCCGCTGCGTACCTGAAACACCCTGATCTACGTAAGCAGCGTGTTCAAGCGGGTTCGTAATGAAGCCTCGATCATGGCCGATGGTGTGACTATCAAATGAGCTGTGAAGATGAGGTGTCGTATATGGCCGCCGACGTTGAGAAACAGTAGCTTGAGCTTCTTCTTTACCGGCCTCCAAAGTGTCATTGAGGCCCTCTTCCATCCCATCCTCTAATCTGCGCTTTAGCGTTTCGATTGTGGACTGGATAGAGGCTCGATCTACCTCAAAATCAACATCAACGTCAACCATTGGTGAAAATTTAGTGTCAGCTACGGTGGGAATTCTTCAGTAACAATCTGTCCAACTGCAACTGCGTGGGTATCGTGCGGCGTCGGAGAATCAAGCTCGTACCAATTATCTTCGTACTTCACTCTCGCGCCCGAAGGCGGGTAGTCGTCTGGATAGAAGAAAAAGACAGGCCGATCTCTGTTCAGCTCTCCAGACGAAGAATTGAGCGTTGTATTGCGATTTTGATACGAACGTGCAACAAACACAGTATCGGTTTGTTGCCATGTTTCTGTGGCTTGGCCGAATTCGTCTTCGCCTGCCGTTGTTTGCTCATATACAGGCGTGTTTCTACCAAGCCGCCTCAATGCCGTCTTAACGCTCCGTGTCATAATTACGAGCTCCAGCGTCGTCAGAAGTTCGAGCTACGCGGGTAACTCTGGAGCCACTATTAAATTCTCCAACAAGGCTCTGCAATGCAGAGTCATATTTTTCATACCAAATAGTAGCTTCATCGCCAGCCGCAAGTAGCACTTCTTCTGTTACAGCACCAACACTAACTGCTTTTGCATCGAGTGCGCCCGTTTGAACCTTTGAAAACAAGACTGTAGTCCAGAAAAGTGCTTCTTCCTGAATATCGCTACCGTACCAGTCTACGTCTCCATCAGGAATCTGGGCTTCAAGCTTCAAATGCTTCTTAGCCCGGCTGATTCCAGTCAAGAGCTTGGCATCAGGTGCGCCCTCAATGTCGCTACTACCAAAATCTCGAATCTCGTCAATAAGATCTGGGTCTGAACTAGCCATACCGAGCTAAGAAGTAGAGTGTTAGTTTTAGTACCGAGTCTGGCTTGCTTCCCAATCCACGTCAACGCCACTGAATTCAACCATAGCAAGTGGATTGGTGTTAGCAAGACCGTAGTCAAGAGTAGCAGACCCGTTAATAATATCACCGGGATGCATGACAGGGCCACCAGACGGCTGCGTAAGCTGAAGCTCACGCTCAGTATACATCTTGACCGGCTGAATGTTCGTATCGTAGATCAGGAACTCGTCACCAGTAAGATACGGCGACTGAATAACCGTCACACCGCCGGGCTGAACGCTGTCCATGTCACGAATGTTCGTGTTGCGGAGGTTCTCAGCCATCGGAATGTGGTAGGTCGCGTCGTGGGTCAGCTCCTGTTTGAGCTTGAACTTCCACTCTTTCGAGACCAGAGCAACTTTCTCACCAGTCCAGCCGTGGTGATAGAGATGTTCAGCAGCCGCCTCGAAGTGTTCCTGAGCAGTATACGGCGCACTACCCGGCATACTAACGTCATTCATCAGGGCGCTAGTGTCTGGAACCTGATGAGAGTGGGAGTCGTCAAACTCGTACGAGCCGTAATCAGGAATCTCAAACCAAAGACCACCCGAACCATCATAGACAGAGTTGAAGATAACGTCAAACACGTCGTCCATCATGGTCTCAGTTGCGCCGTCAATTACTTCCTGAATCTTACCCTGAAGCCGGTCAGAAGTAACATCCTCAATGTACTTCTGCGTCATACCGAGCGACTTACCGTATTCGGTAGTACGGATAGTCAGCTCGTTGTAGCGCGGCTTGGAAGTGTCGTTCTGGAAGCCGGGGAATTCACCCTCAGCAAGCGGCTCGAACTGGTCGGGCCGTGCTTCGTTAATCTCTTGGATGAAGGTCTGCTGGTCAACTTCATCAACGAAGAGATCCATGAACGGCTGCTCTGCTTCGTTGTTGAAGTAATCGACAATATCCTGTGCATTCTCCGCTACCTCAGTAAGAGGAACATCATCTGCAGTATAAAGCTGCGGTTCTCGATTTCCGGGAGCCATAGTAATTAAAGTATTAAGTTAAAAGTCTTATCTCAGTTTACGCTGCCGTCTCGTATTCGTGATCCACGTCAAGATAGAACGTGGTAGCATCAACGGCCACACCAAGATACTGAATCACATTACCTGTACTTCCATCCGGCTTGGTCTGCGTCACACCACCACCAACATCTAGATAGACAGGCTCGTTGGGAGTAAGATCAAGCGTTTCATCAACGTCAGAAACGTAGATGCCGCCAAGAACATACGTTGCCTCATCTCCAACAAGTGTGTAGCCGTCTCGCTCACGAACTTCTCGGTGGAGCTGTCGCTGCTCAATGTAATCATCTTCATAGCCGCTAACAGTAATGTTAGACGGGTCTTGAGTAGTTTCGAGCAGGACACCGATGGCAGGCTGTGGACTAGCTGAGTCAGCATCAGCAGAAACCATTTCAGTTTCACCATCAGCATTTTCAGTCAGACCAACAAGATCGCCCTCTTCTGCTTGAACCGTAATCGTCTCACCATCGCGGTTAAGCGGATGGTTTCGCATTTTTGAAATGTTCAGATCCATAGTTGTAATTTAGTAGTAAAAGTCTCTAAATCTGGACTCCCGAAACACCGCTGAGAGCACGTTCAACGTGTTCAGGCGGCCCAGAAGGTTCGTCGTCAAAGTTAGTTTCGCCCTTGGTTCCTCGATCTTCAAAGTCAGCCTCTTCTTCAGAGCCATCCTCGTCGCTAGCTTCAGTGGCATTGAGGTCGGCTAGAAGATCCTGCTTCTCCGAAAATGGGAGGGCAGAAGCAGCTTCCTCAGAGAGAGAAGTCTGCTCAACGAGATCTTCAGTGAGGGTTGCATCGAATTCCTCAAACTCGGTGATCTCGTCAGTAACCTCTTCAAAGTCTGCAATGTTTTCTTCCTGTGCCTGTGCAAATTCACGGACAAGCTCTCGAAGCTCACCCGCCTCCATGTCGCCAAGATCGTCGTCAAATTCTACCTTTTTGAAATCCATAATTAGTGTCTAAATTTAAGCGTCGGGAGTGGACGCAACCGAAAACTGTGACTCCCATCATTAGCTACTGTCAATCACAACAGTGGCCTCAGGTTGTCGATCAGAATAGTCTACATCCAAGCCGCCATTATCATACCCACCGGGGAACGGCGTCGTAGAAAATTCTTGAATCTGGCCGTCAGTCAATACTACTTCACCAGCATCATTTCTCTCGTAATTAAAGCTATCACCGAATCCAACAGAACCATCAGGGATTGTCGGTGGTTCAAATGTCAGCCGAGAAATAATCTCATCGTGAATGTCGGAATCTACATTGTAAGCCCGCGCCATCACCATCAGCTTCTCTTTTCTATCACTGTACCAAACATCTCTCACAAAACCGACTTGTGAAAGCGTACTTCGGTCGTGATCCATCAAGTACGGCGGGCTATCTGAATAGTCTTTACTGGCAACGCGCTTCAAGAATTCTTTCGTAATCCGAACACCATTCCGTTCTTTTGGCTCGCCGGGTTCCATGGCCTCGTAAACTGCGTCAACAGAGACCAGTTCACCATCTTCGTTGGTGTTTTTCCTAACTCCATATTCATTAAAACCGGAGAGATCAGGTCTATTCGGTTTGATGGCAGATGCTGCAAAAGAAATAGCAGAATCGCTTAGATCTTCTACAGAATTCTCTTGTCCACCACCGGGATCACCGCCGGGAAGACTATCAAATGGGTTGTAAGCCCAGTTTAGCAAGCTGATAGCCCACTCACTCGGACACGTTCCGACATTTCCACCTCGCGGGTCTTGTGGCTTGTTTTCGTTGCTGGACATTCGATTGATGAAAGAGATCGTCCGGTTTGCATCGTCAATATCCTTCTGTGTCCAGTCTGACTTATCTTTTTCTAGCAGCCTCATATTCCGCTTTCTTACTTGCTGCGGGTTCTGAGAGCCTTCGTTGCTGCACGGATGATCTGCCCACTGTTCAAGCTTTGAAGCGGTCATATTGATGGCATCAGACCACTCAGAGTAGACTTCATCAAGCTCTTC